GACCACATGCTTGGGGTCAACGCCTACACGAAGCATCTTGATGGGTTGCGCGGCTTGCGCTTGCTCGAACTGCTCAACAGTAGGCACGGGCTTCTTCTTGGGTACCAACCTCTGCACAGTTTTCTCTTTGTTGGCTTTCTCTTTGTTGATAGAGAGACCTGCCAGACCTGCCTTGCTCTTAGCCTCACGCTCTTGCTTAACCTTCGCCATTGCTTCATCAAGCGTCATGGCTATGGGCCAGTAACGGTATGAGGACTTGTAGTCCGTGCCTTCGGGCGGCAGCTTCACACGCATGACCAAGCCTCGGTCGTACAACAACTTGAGCTGGCCACTGATGCTGTCGAACCAAGGGTAGCCCATGTCTCTGGCGCGCTTTTCTAACTGAGAGCACGTCACCTTGGGTGTCTCGACAAGCATCTTGTAGACGGCTCGAACTTGTGAGCCGCGCTCGGGGGATTGTGTGTTGTCTGTCTGTGCGAGGGTAAGGGTTTGTGGTGCTTGCACGATTGATTTCTCCTGTGTTTGATTGAGTGCTTGAGGTTGTGTATCTGGCTCGTCATCGAACCATTGCTTTGTTGCGCCTGTCATGGCGTTCTTGAGTGCGTGTTGCAGTGCGTTTTCCATTTCTAAAGCTCCTTGGGGTTAAAGAAAGAATGTCCAGTGTTAGACATTCTACACAAAAAGAGAGGGGCCGCAAGCCCCCCTCCAAACTTAGTTACTGATGGCGTCATAGAGCTCACACATCACGGAGTCCACGTCCATACCTTGGTACAGCGAAGTCGCCGCACTCTCGATAAGCTCGGGCGTCAACTGTGAGATGTGCTGGTTGACGAAGTGCAGGGCCTCAGCTGGGTCGTCAGGCAGGATAGCGTTGGCCATGATGCGGGCGAGGTTGGCTTTGCTGCCCTGCTCTGCCTCAGTCAGCGCGTCAATGACCTCGTACATATAGTCCTCGTCAGCGATGTACTTGGCCCACTCACTGTCGTCGTACTCTTTGTACTTGCCCCACGTACTGTCTTTGTCCCATGCGTGCTGCTTGCCGCTCGACTTGGTATCCCATGCGTGTCCGTAGTCTTTCCAATCAGCATACAAGTCAGGCTCAACAGCAGCCGGGTCACGCTCGGTAGGCAACTCGTCCCAGTCGAACGACAACACAGCGTCAGCCAGCGCACGCAGGTGCAGGATGTCTTGGGCCTCATCACTGCTGTGCTCGCACAGGTAACCGATGCTGATGTTGGTGCACTCAGGCACGACACGGATGAACTCGGCAGTGTCGGTGTACACGCCGCCATCGCATGGCATGTAGAGCATACCGGCATCGTTGAGCTTGTCGCTGAGCGCTTGGGCAAACGCATCGGACGAACACCGACCGCCCGACTGATGCGTGATGATGTCGCTCGAACCCCTGCGGTCAAAGGCAATGGCTCGGTCGAACTGGCTGAGCAGCTCGGTGTTGTGCTTGCCCACGTGTGTGGCACCGATGCCGCCGCACTCCTCGCCAACAGTGAACAGGTAGTAGGCCCGCACCTCGTTGGTCATCAAGTGCATGAGCATGGCGATACCCGAGCCATCGTCAGCGCCCAGCTGCGAGCCGTCAGCAAACCACACGGAGTCGGTCTTGCGTATGTGGTTGATGCCGTCGTCACGGTGCACAGTGTCCACGTGTGCAGTGAACAGCGTTCGGTTGGTGGCGTGTGCTCGGTAGTCCACGTGCAGGTTACCCACCTCATCGAACGACCACGCAGCACCCTCGGGGATGCCCCGCAGGATGTAGCCCAGCGCGTTGCGCTCGTTGAACCCATCATGCGGACGCTTCATGCTGAGCATCTTGTCGAGTGTGGTCATGAGCATGGAGCCCTCGTACTTGCGAGCCAGCGTCACGTCAGCAGCAGAGAGCGCTCGCTCTTGCAGGGTTGCCCGTTTGTACACAGGGGTGGTCACGGTTGATGTCACTGTTTGTAGGACGGTGGGCGTGGTGATGTAGGTCTTGGCGCTCATGGCGTTACCCTTCTTGGTTGATTTCTTGGTGGTCTTGTTTGGTTTGGTAGCGTAGCTCATTTGGTTTCTCCTTCTGTGATTTCAATCTGACTGATGTCAACGTACACGCTGTCGTCAAGGGCTGACTGCTTGAGGTACGTGCCGATGTCATCCTTGTGCCAGCGGTCGCCGTAGCAGTCAAGCACTGTGTCGTCCATCAGCACAGTCTCGCCGTCATGCACGCCGTACTCAAGGTGCACGATGGTCTCGCCAATGTCATCGTCGTGGAAGTGTCGGCCACACATAGTGGTGTGAACATCATCAGCGTCAATGTACTCACCGCTGTGCTTGCTGTCGTCATCGAGGCGAAGCACATCGTCACCCGTGTTGTCGATGTGCGTGTAATCACCATCGTGGCATCCGTTGTCAAGGCACACGTAGTCCTCAGCTGAGCGTGAGCCGGGCACGATGGCATCGCCCTCGACTGTTGTCACCACCTCGTCGTTGTTGATATACGCACCACCCCAACGGCAGACGTTGTCCACGTATGTGAAGTCAGAGTCGAGGCAACTGCTGCACACAGAGTAGTCGCCGTCAACACCGGTGCCGTGCAAGTCATCCTCACTGACACGTGAGCCGCAGTGCTCGCAGGTGCAGCTCTCGATGAACTCGGCTGTGCCGTTGGTCTCGCGCAGCTGGTACTCACCATCGCCTGAGATGCGCCAGTAGTAGACGCCGTCGCTCTGCCCCAAGTCAGCGTTGTACCTGTCGCCGTCAATGTAGGGTGCAAGCATATCGCCATTTCGCACCTCCTCGGTGTACAGCTTGGTGCCAGCAGGCCAAGAGTTGAAGTGCTCATACCCTTGGTCTTTGAGCCACGCTTGTAGCTTCTCGTCCGAGTGTGAGTAGCCCGTGTTGTTGGGGTTATCGTTGTCCGCCTTGAACGTACGCACGAAGCACTTGTGCTTGTCGGTCTCCAGCACCAAGGCACGACCGACAAACTGATCGCGTCCGTTGCGACGCACAGCCATGCGCCAACCATACTGCGGGTCATAGCATCGGTATGGGTGCTCACGTGTGCAGGCATCCTCCTCGTCCTCATCGTAGCTGTCCCAACGCATACATGAGCGAGGCCCAGTCTGCACCACCTTGATGTAGTCCTTGGCAGTGTCAGGCACAAACTCGCAGGTGTTGGACTGCTTGGCGTTGTAGGCATCGACCATCTCACGCAACACGTGGTCAGGCAAGTCGGCATGCGCCCAGCGCTCACGCACATACTTGTTGACGGATGTCACGACCTGTCGGTCATACTCACCGCCCTTCTCGTCACGTGTGTATGCGATGCGGGTAGGGTCAGACTCAGATACGTGAGGCCACTCAAGCACGACACGGTGCCAGTCGATAGGGCGAGCACGTGTGGTCATGAGGTCATACACAACGGGGTGTATGTAGAAACGGCACTGCAGGACATGGTGCCAAGTGCGGCTGTGGTTTAGCACAGTCATGAGGCAGTGCAGGTTGTAGTTTTGGATGGTATCCATGATGAAAATCTCCTGTTGATGTGCCGATGAAACCGCATCGGCTACGGATAGGGACACGTTGTCCCTGAATTACTTGGCGTCTTGCACAGTCCAGCCAGCGGCCACCATGACACGGCGCACACTGGGGTCAGGCGTATGCCCCTCACGGATAGACGCCACCTTGCGCATGCCATCCACGATGCGGACAATCAAGCCAGAGCGGGGGACTATCCAGATACCCCCATCGGCTACGCGTGCCAGTTGTTTGTTGTTCCACTGCACAGCGTTGGTCATGCCTTCTGTTGTGTCGAGGTCGTAGTTCATTTGAGTTCCTCCGGTATGTCGATGTTGTCGCCCAGTTTGGATGCCACGTAGCACCGCATGGCGGCAATCAGGGGCTTTTCTGCGGCTTGCTCATTCATGCCCCAATAATCACGGGCAAACCATTCCCCCCCGTCCAAATGAGCGCCAATGCTGATGCCCTCCCTCTCAATGATCGGCCCGCCTTGTGCCCAGTCGGTTGATGGTGTGTAGCTGTGGAGCGGCTGGTCTGCGATGCCGTCACGGGTCAGCCATGGGTCGCGTGGGTCGTCAAACTCTATGCCGCGCCCCTCGCATTTCGCCACCGCCCAGTCGAGAGCGGCTCCTGTCAGTTCAGATGTTTTCATTTCCGTTCCTTCGGTGTTTCGATTTCAGATGCGTTGACCATTGTGTTGACCACGACCATCATTGCAGTCAGGGCCGTTAGTCGGTCACGCTTGGGTAGTGTGTCAATCAGGCGGTAGGCAAACTGCAACGCCCCCACTACGTCACTACCTCGGTCGCCATACAGGTTGTTGCGGTATTCAGTCAGTTTCATGCTGTCTCTCCATTGATGAGTGCCACAATCTTTGCGGCTGTTGTGTCATATACGTCCACTGTGCGGTAGCGGCCATACATCGTGATGCACACCTCCACTCGCGCCCTTCCAGCGTTGCCGTAGTTTTCGTACGGCTCCTTCTGCTCTACATACACCACATGGATAGGGTTGACCCATATGTCGGTGCCGGGTAGTTTCACTAACTTCTTCATGCTGTCTCTCCCATCAGGTTGTTGCGCCACTCAGTGAGCGCGTTGAATACGTCTTGTCGTGAGCCCTTGTAGCCCATCATCTTGAGCGTTGAGTAAGCAGTCGGGCCTCGGGATTTGTGCAGTCCTTTGATTTCGAGGTTCAACATCTGGCGCAGGGTCAATAGGCGAGCCGCCTCTATCTGGTGTCCGGTTAGTGTGGTCATTTGCTTTCTCCTTATCGTTTGTTGAGTCTGAGGCGGTAGCTGGTGGCCTTGATGCGGCCCCAGTCCAGCTCGTCCTGTGCTTGCGCTTTCTCAGCCTTACGCATGAACTCATCCGTGCGACGGCTCATCTCTGCTCGCTCTGCGAACTCAGCACGCAGGGTGCGGAGCTTGGCGAGTTCTCTCTCCTTGATACTTGACGCATAGGTCATGATGATTCTCCAGTTGATGTGTCGGTGATTGAGAGCCGCACCGACTTCGGCTTTACTTGTGGACAGGGACACGCTGTCCCTGCTGTTACTCTGGTTGGGGGAGGACGAGGTTACCTAACGCCTCCCTTACTAAGGCAGGGGGCTTTATCCTGTTCGTCTGCTCGTAAGGTATCTTCATGTACCACTCGTCCCGCAGGTCAC